ACTTACATTTGAAATTACATTGTAGTCTCTAAAAATAACTCCTTCTAATTTACCAGTTAATCCTCTTGCATAAACTTTCCAAAGCTCTGGATCTTCTATTGATTCGATCTTATCATGGATTTTTTGATCTAAAAAAGTATTATGTCTATGATCTGAAATAATTAATTGTACATTATCTTTTCCTATTAGATCAGAGTGAACCCAAAATTCAGTATTTGGATTATAATCAAGATAACTTTTCTTTTTTGTTCTAAAATATAATTCATCCCATATTGGTTTAGGTATACCATTAGCCTCATTCATAAATAAATAATCACGTTTACCAGACTTGGCATCTTGCCAATCATCATAACTTTTAAATTCAAGTACAGATCCATTAAAAAAATGAAATATACGATCTGTCTTGTTATAACTACTTATGTATTGTTGTAACAATTTGCTTGAATCTACAATGTTTTCAGCATCTCTAAGAGCTCCAACTTTTAAGTTCGGTATATCCTGTCCAACAGTTGTTATAACCTGATTAGGCTCTTCTATGGCATGTAGAAATAAATTCTGCATAATAGCATAAGTCTTACCTGAAGAGGTTCCACCTTGATTTACTACAATGTCTAAATTTGCATCTCTATTTGCTTGAAATACATCTGTTGTGTCAAATATTTTATCTTGTAACATCTACATCGGTTTCTCTATTTGATAATGGAACGGCACTTGAAGTTACAACTACTTCAATCTTTGCTTTTAATTCTCCATTAATATTTGTATCAACTGTTTCTTTTGGTTTACCAAATGATCTTGTAAGTAATGTATCTAATGAATATAAACTACCATTTTTCATTGATTTAAGCATTGCTTTAGATACAGTCATTTCAAGAACAGTTGCATCAGGATTAGTAGATACTTCAGTCAATTCTTTTTGTGTCATTGACATAAGTACTTGTATTGCATCATTAACCTCCGCCATTTTATATCCTTGATCTTTTAGATTAGATACATATTTACGAGGTCTACCATTAATATTTCTTTTCTCATCAAACCCTTTTTTAAAAGGTTTTAAATTTTGTTCGTTTGCCATATTATCTACCTTGACCCCTATAAGATTTTTCTTTAGGAGAATGTTTATTAAAAGATTTTTTTGCTGATCCTCTTTTTCTTTTACCAAAATTTGTTTTTCTATTGTCTGAATTAATCTTTGCCATTTAAAACTTTATTGTGTTTTTCTTTTAAAAAATCGTAATGTGTTTTAGTATCACCCATGACTGTATGACAGTATCTGCATAATGCCTGCAAATTGTCTATTGTGTCACAATTTTTAGATCCTCCCATTCCTCTTGAATTTATATGATGTATGTCTACTGCTTTTTTGCCGCAAACTTCGCATGGTATAAAATCTTCCATTCCATACCCAAAATGATCTAAATAAATTTTAACGTGTTTTTTCATTATCTATTTGATCCAGTTTTCTTTTAGCCCATGTAACTCCTTCGTCTCCTCCCCATGCTAACCACATAAGTGCTCCACAATCTTTTTTAGGATCACCTTTAGAATTATCTCTATGTCTTTCAAACGAAGACATTCTTGCTATAGTGTCTCTTGTAATATTGTCTCCTTTAGCTAATTGATTTGCTCTTGCCCAACCAACAGGTGTTCCGCATTTTGTTTTATATTGATCTCTTATATTTATTGCCCTTTGCGCATTTACTCTTGCTGCTTGTGGGTAGTCATTATAACTATCCGCCATTGCAACTCTAATTGCTGCCCACGCTTCTTGAGCTTTTTCTTCTGTTTGATATACACAAGATCCATTTCCTATTCTATATTTTCCATTTGAGCATTTAATTACTGGCATTTCCTATTATTTTATTATAAATAGAAAATCTCTTCTTATTTACTTCATGTAAATTATAGTGTTTATTACAATATTCATATAAATCTTGACCATAACTAATTCTTGCTGCCTCGTCATTTACCAAAAGTTTTATCCAATAATACCAATCTTTTTGTGAATTTACTTTACAAGAAGGATAAAATCCTTTGTAAGGATCTACATTGCTAACAATAACAGGGTTTCGTTTTGCTGCAGTTTCTAATACTTTTAGATTTGATTTCATAGAATTAAACTTAGAATCAACTAAAGGAATTAAAGAAATATCTGAATCACAATAAGCTGCCATGTAATGACTTACCTCATTATAATTGTAAATAGTAGGATTTAATTTTAATCCATTAGTAAAAGCAGCAATCATGCTATCCCAAATAGGTTTTTCTGTTTCATTATAACCAGCAATGACAGTACGTACAGGAAAATTTACTCTTTTCATAGGACCTCTTAAAATATCAATATCTTTTCCATGTGTACCAGATCCAGACCAAAATAATCTTATTTTATCAGATTCTTTTTTAAAATCACCAAATTGTTCTTCGCCATAAGGTATTGCATTTGGTAATATTTCTACATTTGAATTGTATTGTAAAATCTCTTCGGCAAGTCTTTCATGAGTGCAAGTACATAAATCTGCAATTTTTAACCAAGAAATAATTTGATCTGTAATATTATTTAAAACATATCTTTCATATAAAATATGATAAGGATCAAGTTTCCAATAGTCATCATTATCAACAACAAGTTTAAAACCATATTTTTTTCTCCATTCAATCATTTGTTCTGGAGTAATATTTGCCAACATCCTATTCATAACAACAATATCATAGTTATTTTCAAAAACTTCTTCATTAATTGTATCAGTCATCAAGCAATAGTCTTTTTTCATATTGACTATTGGCATCATTATTCTATGATATCCGACACCTGAATTCTTGGATGTTATCGCCAAAATTCGCATAGATTCTTTTTTCATTATGGTAAATAGGTTGATATTTTTCCCAAACATATTGGGCTTGCATTAAACTTTCATCTTTCATTTTTCTATATTCACTTCCATTGCCAACGTCATGACCAATATGTTCAGACTTACCAATTATATAATAATTTGTAAATCCAGCAATTGTTGCTCTTTCAGCATAATCACGATCTTGCATTCCATATGGATCATATTCTATATTGTAACCACCAATAGTATCAATAAGTTTTTTTGTAATAAAATTATTTCCAAATGGTGTATGTGTTTTATAAATACCATCAACTAATGGTGGTAACTCTTGAACGCAATGCATGCCAATTATTCCTGTATTTGGTATTTTTTTTGAATAATAAACCCAATCTGCTAACCAGTTTTGAGGCATTAAAATATCATTTGCCATAAGACAAACGCCATCATAAGTTTTAGTCATCATTAATCCTTTATTTACTGCAGCGGAAATACCTCTTTTACCAAATGATGCATTGCAACCTTCCCAATTATAAAGCATATATGGAACATGATCACTACCATTATCAATTAAATAACAATCAGCATCATATCCACTATTATGAAAGTTTTGATCAATAACTTTTTTAGTTAAATCATTTCTATTTAATGTCAATAATATAACAGCTATTTTCATTTTCTAATATTTTGTCCAAGTTTACGTGCAGGAACACCTGCATATTTCATTTCAAGTTCTGATTCACCTTTAAAAAAAGCACTTGCGCCAATCATGCAACCCCTTTTTATTATACTAAATTGATGCAATACTGCGTTTAATCCAATGTTTGAACCTTCACCTATTATTGAATGACCCCCAATCTTTGCACCGCAGCTTATTGTTACATTATTCATTATTCTACAATCGTGACCGATATGGGCATGTTTCATAATAAAACAATTGTCTTCAATAATTGTTGGCACTTCAGTTCCGGCGTCAATTGTAACCAATCCGGTAACAATGTTATTGTTGCCAATAATTACTTTGCCTTTTTCTTGACCCCAATATTTTTTATGTTCAGCCGGATCGCCTATAATACAATATGGACCAATATAATTATTATCTCCTAAAGTTACATTATCACCTATTATTGCTGTTGAATGTATAAAATTAGCCATTGCGTTTAGTATATTTTCTTTTTGGTTTTATTAATTCAATCCCTAATCTTTGATCATTTTCAGAAGGTTTATTTTCAAAAACAATGTTTACTGTTGGTTTAGGTTGCTTCTCATACCATTTGTAAAGTCTCATAATCATTTCATATTTGCAATTTCCACACCAAACCGATAATAAAAAATTAGGATCTAAATATTTCCTATAAATATGCTCATACATTTGTAAGTCAGGCAAATCAAGGTTTCTTATATAACCATTTTTTGCTGTTTCATAATTTACAATATTATTATCTAACCAATTACGATGTTCTTCTATTATTTCCATAAATTCCATATTAATTTTGAAACTATTGGTGCTAAAAATCCAGCAATAAATATTGTTGATGTAATATTTTGAATTAGTTGAGGTGCGAAATAGTGTATTGGCGCAATCCATGCAGCCAAGCAACTTCCGCAATTAAATGGCTTGAAATTGATTTTCCATTTATGGGGAATGTTATGTATATCGTTAATAAATAGTGATGCACATATAGCAGTTAATATTGATAAAATCATTTTTTAAGTTTTTCTTTAATTTCGGATTTGGTTTTTGATATTGTTCTTATAATTGACATATAAGGAATTCCTGTTTTTCTACTTAATTCTTTTGCATTTTTTTTAAAATCTATTGCATAAAGTTTTAAAATTTCTTTACTATACCAATGAAGTCCTTCAAGACTTTTTTCTAAGCGATCCACAAGATCATTAGGCTCATCATGTAACCTATTAATTTCTTTTTGATGTTCATTCGTTCCAAATTCAACGTGATTTCTATATTGTTTGTAAAATAAACTACGATCAGACTTAATCATATTCAACATAATTCTAACAATATAAAATTTTAATTCATTTCTTTTATATAATCCAAATAATTTTTCTTCATTCATTTCACATAAGACAACAAATACCTCAGCTTTTAAATCATATTGCAATTCTTCAGGTTGCATTTTACTAAATGCTTCATTTACTTCTTTAAGGTTCCAATACTCAGTAATGATTTCATTTTTGACCATTCAATTAAAACAGGTTGGTTGTCCTTGTCAGTACAAATATAAGCAATCCCTCCACATAGAAAAATATCTTCTAATCTGTCTATTTGTTCAGGACTTAGTCGATCACCTACTGTTTTAACCTCTACTCCAAGATATTGACCAGTTTTTGTATAACCTTGTAGATCTGGCCAGCCCTTTTGAATAGTTCCTTTTCTTTTACCATAAGGAATATTGTTTACTCTGTTTAGACGGCAACCCATGTATTCTAAGTTTTTTTTGGCCCATTTAGTTAGTTCTGATGCAGTTATATTCATTAAAAAGCTTTTATTGTACCTAATTTAATATTACTTGTCCTATTATTTGCATACTTTCTAATGCATTCTTTACACTTTACTCCTCTTCCATCAACTCTTTTTTTTTGTACATAAAAATCAAACCAGTCCTTGTTTTTTAAGCATTTCGTGCATTTTTTCTTGAAATGATTCCGGTTGGTTGTAACCACAACTTCCTTCTTTTGCTTCCACATATGTATCGTAATAAATTTTAAAGTCTACAGTATAACAATACTTTGTAGTCCCGTAATGTTGATATTTAACTTGATAAATTTTCAAAATATTTTACTATTGCTAATTTTTTACATTGTAATTCAATAAAATCCTCATTCTTCATACTTTTACTAAAGTCTTTTGCTTCAACATGGCTTAATTTATTTAACCTATAAATGTTATCTTCTTGTACAATTTTAATTGTTTCTAATATTTGCTGTGAAGTAAATTTTAACAATCCTTGCTTTAAAAGTATTCCAAAAACCTTATCAGCATTAAAAACTCTATTAAAATCTTGTCTTTTGCTTTCCATCCATTCTTTTCTGGTGAATTCTACTATGTCATTCTCTGACAGTTGTGGCACAGTCATAGTTTCTATTGGTTTATAACTTTGGATCTTTCTAATGTCATTAGCTTTAGTCCTATATGCGTTCATGACTTGACCTATAAACTTAGGACTGAATTTTTCATAATGTTCAACGCTACAGTCTAACTTATTTTGCACAGCAAGTTTAAAAGCAAGTTTAAATTCATCAATTGTAAATTGTGGATAACTTGATCTAATAAAGTCTTCTATGATCATAAACTCTTCTGCCATAGGTGGATTTGACAGTCCAATTAATGTAAAAATATAAGCAAGACTTTGTTTTAATGTTTGAGTAGAAATACTAAGTATTTTTTCTCCAGCAAAAGCATCTACTATTTCATGATCATGTTTAGCTATTAACCCAGCTTTTAAGACTTGCAATTCTTTGCTCTGACTTGTTACCAGAACTTGTTGTAGATTTATTTCCATATCTAAGTTTATTTTTTATCCAAGTATTTACTCTTCTTTTTACATCAAAAAATTTTTCCATTTCATAACGCAATTTACCACTTTTTGACGGTTCTGTCCAATATTCTAAAAATTCATCATAAGAATCTTCTAAAATACTTTTATACTCTTTTATATTATTTATAAATATATCTTTAGTAGTTATAGTTTCAGTTTCCATATGCATAGGCATATGCTCAGCATATGCTAAGGATATGCTATCACTTTTAACTGTTTTTGCATTAGATCTTCTACTTTCAGTAAATTTCTTGCGTCTTTCAGACTCATCAAACATTTTTTTGTTTATAAACAGACCATCTATTTGATCAAATTTTTCCCAAATGTCAGAGTCATATGCTTTGCATATGCTTAGCATATCCTTTTCAGTTAACTTGCCTTTTTGATGTTGAAGGCATAACAATCTTATGTATTTACCAACTTGTTCATCTGTCATAGTAAATGTACCAGACAAAAAATCTGAAGTGTAAAATAGCACGGCTGGATCTTTAGACATAAATAAAAAATGGGCATCAGAATCCCAGGTAATGCGACTACCTGTTCATCCTCAGCCCAATATTGTAAACCTTGCAATGTCGCATATTGCGTTTTAAATTAAAATTGACCTACAAATATACTATATTTTTTAATCTCTTCTTCAATTTCATTCATTTTATTTTTGTACCAATCTTCAGTATCAATCATATCAGAAGCTTTTTTAACATTGTAAATGACAGTTGTATGATCTTTTACTCCAATTAATGGAGCAATTTCAATTAAAGAAAGCTTTGTATATTTTTTTAAAATATATGCAGCTGCTTTTCTTGCATGTACATGTGTATTTTTACGATTTTTTTCTGTTATATCAATATCAAAAACATCTTGAACTAAATCTACAAGTTTATGAGCTGTTATAGTTGTATTTACAGATCCTACAGCAAATTGATCGTGAATTAAATTAGCATTCATTAATGTTTTATGCAAAATTCTTAAACTTTTCACTTGATCTTTGTAGTATTGTACTAAATTGTTTTCTAATTGCATGTTAAAATGGTAAATCGTCTTGTGTTAATGATTCAGTTGGTTTTTCAACTATTTGTTTAGGTGTTTCTGTTACTGTAGCTGTTTCAGGTTCCCAATTATCTTCATAGATCTTATAATCGGGTTGTGCGTTTTTTTCTTTGTACTGATTAACCCACATGTTGTACCTTTGACCATTAATTGTAAATTTAATTACTTCTTTTCCATCTTTGGTTTTGTTTTTCCAAGCACCAAATGATTCTTTTTTTTCTGCCATTTTATTGTTGATTTATTGACTCTTCAGAGTCATTGTTAAAAAATACTGCTTTAAATTCACATTGCTTTTCCCATTTTTTTAAAAATACAGTTAACTCATTATAAGCTTCAGTTGAATACCACGCATAGTGATATACTTTGGCTAATAACATTTGTCTTTCAAATGGTAGCAAATTTTGTATTCCATTTTCTAAGTCTTGATAAGTTTCTTGATTCATAAGTTATTTAATTTTTTTAATTTGCTTGTATAAATTTATAGCACCAATAAAAGTTACAATAAATACAAATAAAAATATATAAGGTAAAAATAATTTAATTAATTCTTGATTCATTATAATGATATTTTAGCTTTCTCCCATGATAAAATAGATCTTATAGCGTCTATCTGATGGACAGATGAGGCGTTTATACGATCAAATGCATTTTTTAAACGAGACCAGTCTCTTGCTTTACTTTTAATCCACATATTAACTGTAGACGTTGCCATTTTTCCATCCATAATCTCATGTATTTTGTCACCAATCTCCATGTCAATAACACATTCAATTTTATATTCCGCTGCTGTTCTATATTCACCAGATTGAGTCATAGCAATATTTAGAGTATCTAATCTATTAATTAGTGAATCATGATAATCAGGAGAATCATTCTTAGGTAATGGTTTTTGTAAAAAATCCATCATTTTCTCGGCCTTGACTGTCAATTCATCTATTGTATACTCTCTCATTTAAGTGTTTTTTTAATGTCTGATTGATTGTAATTTAATCCCATTGCAATTCTATCTTTATCTTCAATTTGATTTGCAATTAATACTTTAAATGCTTTATTGTATTGATCCCATGTAGTATATGAGTCAACTAAATTTGCCATTTTAGTTTTTTTCTCTTCATCATACAATGTGTTTTCAATCATGGTAATTAACTGTAATCTTTTTTCATCACCAATCTCGTCTTTGTGATCGTTAGTTGAATCAGCATCTTTAGTATCATCAATTGCAAACAGTCCATTTAAAGCATATTTGCGCGCGTAAGAACTTGCAGATCCTGTTATCTGTGCAGAATCCATGCCTTTTTTAACTTCTTCTTCTCTTGCATAACCAGTTGTAGCAATATAATCACCGTCATCTTTATGCAAAGTTGCAGTTGCTTTTACATAGATCCTATCACCAATTAAAACTACTTCATCACTTATAGTGAGTCCACAGTTGTGTTTATGACAAATAGGTTTTGCTGCTTCAATTATATCTTCAGCAGATCTAAATTTGTAATTACCAAACTTGTTTATTTGGTTTTTAGGAACTTTAAGTTCCTTTTGGATTTTAATTAAACTCATAGGTTTGTTTTTTTGTTTATTTGTAATTCTTCTAATTGATCTTCAGCTTTTCTATCTTTTTGTAAATCTTCTTCATCATCATCTTCCCAATCGCAATGTTCTAAACAATCAGGGCAAATATCTATTTCTTCCATTGTGGTATGTGCGCCGCAGCAAGTTGAGTAAGGCATAATTAATATTCGTTTTGTTTAAATGATTCTATTTCCGACTGTTTTTCATACCACTCATTAAAAGTGTATTGATCATCTTCATAGTCATAACCAGCAAATGGAGCAGCTTTTTTATTAATCATTTCTAAGTAAGCTTCGAATGTATACTCTTTTCCTAAATAATTAACATTTCCTCTGTTTTGTAATTGCCAATAAATAAAATTGTCTAAATGATCAATAGTTTTTTGACCATATTTTTTGCAAAGTTCTTCGTAAGTAAATAACTCTTTTGTCATATTATTAATTTGAAGTTAAACAATCCCATGGTGTTTTCCAGAAATCACCATAAGTTAATCTGTAAAAATTTTGCAAATCAATGATGTACATATATTTTACATCATTAAGAAAAGACTTGTTTTTTAACTCTTCTAACAGTTCTCCAACAAGTGCAGGATAAATATCCAGATCTGATTCGATCTTAGACTTTAGATCAGGTTTTAATTTTTGTAGTAAATTTTCCATTTTTATTAGTTTGTTTTAGCTAATATACACTAATTATTGATATTTGAACACTTTTTAGACATTATTTTATAAAAAAAAGCTAACTTATTGATAATCAACATCTTTAATGAAATATAACATAGTAGATCCGCCATATTGGTACTCAGGATCGTACATTTTAAAACCTCTTCTTATTAAATTATTAGCAGACGCGTAATTGTCTGGTGTTGTATATGTGATAACTGTATAACAAAAATGACGTTTTGCTGCTCTTGTTCTTACATCTATTAATCTTTTTTGTAAACCTTTACCTCTGTATTTTTTATCAACCCATGCTCTTACAAAGATGCAAATGCCTTGAGTAAATAAACAACCGCAATAAGCAATAATATTTTTGTTTTTATCTAAAATAACCCACCACTCTCTATTGCGCAAAAACTCGTTACCGCATCCTTTAAAATTAGGATTGGTTTTATCTAACGTTTGTAACTCTTCATAAAGAGAATGATTAGATATTTTACCAAATGAAAAAACTTTTATCAGTTTCATTTTTCATTACTTTTCGGTTTGATTATGATATTTTCCACAAGTTTTACATCTTAATATTATTTTTATTAATCCACTTGCTAATATTCTTCTGTCTTTTTTTACTAAATCATCACTTCCGCATTCTGGACATGTACTTCTTTTTTCTCCAACAAATACACCATAATGTGTCTTAGGTTCAATATGAGGATTTAAGATCTTAAATACATCTTCAAGTAAAGTCACATCTTTTTTACAGTACTTTACCATTTTTTCCATTGCAACTTTGTCCTTTCTTAGTAAAATATCTTTCCACAAACCAAACTCTGTTTTAATCTTATTTCCAAGACCTAAATACTCTGCTATGTAATCTAACTTGTTTGAATTAAATTTAAACTTTGCTCTTGCAACTTTAAGTGTATCTATTGTAAGATATTTTGGAAACATATCTATTCTATGAAATACACATCTTGTTCTAATCCAAGCAAGATCAAATTTATCTCCATTATGACCTACCATTTCAACTGCTTGATTTGCTACTTTGATAAAATCAATAAGCATTTTTTTATCACTTTGTCTTGAGTCCCATTGAAGGGCATAAACTTGTTTTTCATCTTCCCATTTATAACAGATACAGATAATTGCACGTTCTTGAATAATGTTTGAATAATCAATATTTTTTTTATAACCTGCTTGCCAAAATAATCCAATGTTAGGACTTGTTTCTATGTCAAAAAATAAGCGTCTTCTTGTAGATCCTTTGGTTTGTTCCATTAATATGGTTTGTATTTTGTTTTTCCTGCTTCTTTATATGCTTTCAAAACTTGTTTCCTTTGCTTACCGCTACTTTCGTAGGAAACGTGAACCCAATCAGGGTTTTGATCTGTACCAAATTCCCAAATCAATTGATCAAATTCTAAATTGTCTTTAATAAAATTAAATACCATTTTATTTGTAACTGAATGTGGCGTGCCATCCATATCAATATCAATAGCCTCGCCTGTGCAATGCTGACTTGTTAATGATCCACCGATACATTTATTCAACTCTACAGAACGATACCCAGAACTCAAATTTATAGGGCAACGAAAATTTAATCTAATAGGTTCAAAAACCTTTTCAGCTAATAATCTAAAGTTTGCAATATGCGCTTCTGTTGGCATATTAGATATGCCATTGCGCTTTGCTGATTCGCTTCTAATTACTTCTGATAAATCTAAATGTTCACTTAACTTCATAAAATACAATTAAATAAATAAAATAATGTTGTTATATATAAAATGCCAATTATAGTTAGCACCCTTTTTTCATAATTAGTCATTTTTTTTAAATATCTTTTCAGCCGTTGTCAAACCTAAACAACCAAATGCTAAACTTGCAACTGCGTAAACCAATGCCTCGCTTGGCGCTTTTGATAACTCGCTAAAGCTATTATGATACATAGTAACGCATAACGCAACTACGCACATAAGACCGCAAAGACGTTTCATACTAAACCGACCATTATCCTCTGTAAAAAATTGTTTCATAATTAATGTAATTGACTAAATTGTAAAATGATTATTCCAATTAATATTAGTTTACTTGCTGAATGTAACTTTTCAATTTTTCTTTGATTAATGTTAAAAGCTTCGTAAATCCTTTTATTTTCTGTATATTTCCACTTCCAATCATAGAACGAATCTTTAACCAAAGAAATTGTATTGAATAAACTGTCATATTGAATTTGTTTTATTTTTAAACTGTCTTTTGTAAAACTTAGATCTTGATTAAACTTCTTAAAAGTTTTATTAATTTGTTCACCTTGTTTTAAAGTCATTATCACAACTGTATCTTCCCCTATTTTTTTAGTAATTGGATATTGGCAAAAGCATAAATTTGCCACCGGTATCAATAGAAACAGAATCCAACCTTGTTTTGACTTCATTTAATTCAGTTTTTAAATCTTTAATTTCGCTTTTCATTGATACAATTGTTGCAACTGCTTTTGTAACTAATTCAGCTTCTTTTTTACTTGCTGCTTTTTGAACCTGTACTGACTTGTCATTTGTTTGTGCAACTTTTGACATAAGTTGTTGAAACTCACGCTCTTGTTCAACTTCTTCACTTGTTTTTTGTGCTGAAACAGTACACCCAAATAAGAATATAAAAAATAAATATTTCATTATTTAATCTTTTGTATTTTACCCAATTGTTCTAAAGTTGAAAGCTTTGTTGTTGCTGAAGCCAATGAAGAATCACAACGGCGTAGGGCGTCACTTACCAAATCAACCCTTGATTCTAATTTTTCTATTTTACGACCTTGTCCTTCTATCTGATTGTTAAAAGTTCCACGAATATCAATATATAAAACTGAAATTCCAATAATTACCAAAAACATAGTGCCAACCACGGGGTTTTTACTAAAGTCTTTAAAGCTTATTGGAAGAGGATTTGCTGAAACGTCTAATTTTTTACTTGCTGCCATTCTATTTGTTTATAATTTTAAATAGAAACCAACGCCATATTTTACAGACTGACCTGTTTTTAAATTTAAGCCAATTAGAACCTTATTTTTGATCTTATATATTGCGCCAATACCTACATTGTCAATTGATTTATCCTGTCTTAGATCGCCCGTAATGCCTAAATAAAGTGCGTTCTTAACTCTTGGCGTTATAGTACGTGTTTCAATTATAGTCTTTTCACTTAATTTAGCACTAAATCCACGTCCTAAGATCTTGTTTTGACTTATTGTGTCTTGAATAAATACGACATTATTCGTATCTAAACGAATCGTATCTAAATACGAATATACACGGCTATAATCGGATATTATTTTTATTGTATCGTGTATGGGAATAAATACAGAATCGGTTTTAATGACATACGAATATATATCACTTCCCTTTTTGTATTTAGTAAAAGTCTTTTGTTGGTAAAGCGTATCTGTCTTTACAATAACTGAACTTTTATAAGTTGGATTTGTAATTAAAAATAAAATAACTACAACCAATAAGACTGCAATTACAAAATTTTTAATCATCTTTTACTTTTTTAGTTGCGTTATAGTAATAGCGTATAGCCATCACACCAGATATAATTGCAATCAAACCGGCAAATAAAGTAACTACTGGTTGAATTGTTGAAATACTTACAATAGCGCTTAAAACGCTTATTCCTGTGCCTATGTCGGCTTGATTGCTATGCGGTGTCATTATTTTTTTTCTTCTTCTTTTGGCGCTTGTTCGTCTTGAATTTGCTTAAACCATTGTAATAAAGGCACTCCGTATTTTGTTGGAAGTTCCTGACAAAATTGGTTTAATTCATTTAATTGTTGTTCGTTTAACGTAATCATAGTTTTATTTTTTATTTACAAATATATGTATTTTATTTAATCCAAGGCAAAGGTAAAGTTATAATAGGGTGGTTTATTATATTTTCTATTTGAGAATCTAAACTTGCATCTAATTTAGAAACGTCTAAGCCTGCTTCTAACCATTCACAAATTTGTTCAAAAGTTAAATCAGGGTAAGCGGTAAAATTTGTTTCAGAAGGTGTTGCACAATTCATAGTTCCATAAACTAAAACTTGAATATTGTTTTGTTGTGCAAATCTTGTCCAATGTATTACTGAAACTACGTCTATTAATTGACTTTCTTCAGGAACACAATCCATTTGGTTAATTACCCATTTATATTCTGTCATATTATTTTGATTCTAATTGTTTAACTTTTTCTTCTAATATTTCAATTTTTGTCATTGCCTCTTGCAAAACTTTAATTGTAGCGTGGTGCAAATCTTCAGTATAAATTGATTTTAATGGTATTCCGTCTTCAGGGATATTATCTTTTAATCCAAATCCTTCTTCATTTACAAATTCAGGTGCGACTGCTAAAACTTGTTGAGCAATTACACCTATATTATAATCGTCGTGTGTTTGGTCTTTATATTTAAACTTAACAATTTCAATATCTTTAAATTTATTCCAATAAGATTCTAATTTTATAATATCTTTTTTAACTCTTATATCTGATAAGTTTACATTATTTGCTGAATAGTTATATATTCCACCATTTGATGTTACAATAAATCTTGCAGCAGCATTGCCTACACAATATATAAATTCACTACCTGTACTATTGTAATCTGTTGTATTTCTAATACCAATACCTCTACCTAAACCGGCAGTAGTTCCACTATTTTGTAAAGCTAATGCCCAAGCTCCATCATTATTTGGATTAGCCATATTAGATACACCCGATACGCCGCCCGGACTTACTACTGCAGTTGTTGCTACACAAAATTGACCTCCACTTAAAAAACGCGCTCTTTCTATATCATTTGTACTAAATACTATTGCTATTGGGTCTTTAGTAGCAAGAAATGCATTACCTGATAATGCCATATAAAATGTTCTGCTTGTTGAACTTTCTTTTAATAAAGAAATTGGCGCTTCTCCAAATACATTTAAACCATTTGCAGTGCTTGTAAAATTACCATTATCAAATGTTGTATTACCAATTAATACATTACCTTTTGAGGTTATTCTCATTCTTTCGTCAGCTGAAAAAGAAGAATTTGTTGGACCTGTATAAAATCTTATAACATTGTCACTTGCTGCATTTGCTGAACCTGTTGAAGATATAATTAATCCATCACCACCTGATAATATAGAATGCTCGCCTGTTTTAAGTGTACTTCTTAAAACAATACCCGGCACGGTTGAACCACCAATTTCAAATATTCTATTTATACCAAAATAACTTTCTGTAGGTGCAGTAGCTCCCATACCTATATTACCGGTGTTAGTTATAACAAATCTGTAAGAACTTGTAGCATTATCATAAATAAGAAAGTTGTTTGCAGCACCACTTTGAGAATTAAAAATTTGTATTGTAGAAGCATTATCAGAATTCCCTAATTTTAATAAACTACTTGAATTAATTGTTATATTGCCACTAAAAGTTGCACTTGTACCACTTAATGCAGTTGCTAAACTAATTGCACCTGTTGAACGTGTAATTGTTAAAGGTGTATCAATCAAAGAACCTGCGTCTGAAAATCTTTTAATTTGAAAATCTGCACCTGCATTTGAACCTGATTCTGTGCCTGAAACTTCTAAATTTATTCTATTGCTATTGTCAGAACGAAAACTTAAACTTTTTGCAACTGAAACGTTTGCGTCTAAATTTGCAATCAAAGCTGAAGCAGCGCCGTCAATATGAAACTTTGTTGTCGGGTTTGCAATACCAATACCAAATTCCCCTGTTTGTAAAACTGAAACTAATTCAGAAGTATTTGCTTCGCTAAATATTCTAAATCTATGGTCTGACTGAACGTTGCCGATTGACCATTTGTTTGTACCTGCACTTGCAAAACCTAAATAAGCATTGTTTGTAGAAGTCGCGTTTATGCGTCCAATAATTCCTGAACCAAAAACGTCCAAAGCAGTTGTTGGCGCATTTGTGCCTAAACCTAATCTGTTATTTGTATCGTCCCAAAAGAAGTTTGCGTTGTCTTGTAATAAAGCACCTGAAGCACCAATAAAACCAACTGAACCTGTTGTTAATGCAGTTGTAATTGTTAAAGTCGCAACTGAACCAACTAAATTAATAGTTCCGTCAAATCCATTTGCGTCGTTAAATACCAAAGAAGATACAATGTTTGGTGACAATTCAACGTATGCGCTTGTACCTGTATTCCAACGATACAAAATGTTTGTATCTAAGGCAATGTAAATTGTATCAGCAACACCAACCAAAGGGAATGCCGCAAGGTTTGCGTATTCCTCAACCGTTCCCGTAAATAAAGACGCCATTTGTGATAGCGTAATTTTTTTACTTATGCCCGTTGTAGGATCACCAATGATCGTAAGATCTGATAAATCAGGTACAAGTTCTGTCGCTAATTGATTAATTTTTTTTGATTCCATTAATAAGTATAATTTGAAGGTACTTGACACCTATTGTTAATAAATGGCACGGTTAAAGTTGCATCTAATTTTACGCCTGCTAATAAATCAGGATCACTTTCTGTATAAAATGTAACAGGTATGTTTTGACTTAAAGTCCAAGTTACAATAGAATAATCTTCTGGGTATCTTAACTGAGCAACAATATCACCTGCAACTTGTGTCATATCTGATAATACTTCTGTTTCGTTTGTTTCTTCCATAAGCATACGATCCATAAAATAAAAACTAAATGAATAACCTATTTCTTTAGGACCAACATTGGCGCCTGTTAACGTAAAAAACATAGCAGGATAAGTAACCTCCGCATTGCTTAAACGCTCCCATACATCACCAAAATAGACATAATCAATTTGTTCGTGGTCGTTGCCTATCTTTGTTAGTTCTTTCACTATTTGATTTAGTGTCATTCTTTTTTGCTTTTTCCAAATAAACTTTTAGTTTAGTTTGGTTTTTAATTGTTACTTGTTTACTCATATTTAGCAGCAACCTATATTGCCTTGATACCTTTCTTCAAAACTTTTTTTGCTATTTTCATCTCCACAGCATCCATTATCACCTAACCACATTGAAACTGTATAACCTTCGTTGTCTGGTTTGATCGAATCAATACCACTACCAAAATTTAAATAATTAGGATATAAAGCGTTATTTTGTTTTAAGTACTTTATTAATCTTTGTTTATAGAATTCCGCTCTTGCTCTATATCTATTTGCAACATCAATCATGTCTTGCATAGATGGAGTCTCTTGGTTTTCACCTGTTTTTCTAATTAAACCTTTATTGTAAAATTGAAAACTTAATCCACTTGGTAATTCAGATAAAACATAATAGATTAAACAGTCAGCGATATAATCATTTAATAAAGTATTTTGCAAGTTTGTATAAGCATTTGCATCAACTGCTGTTTGTAATTCATTATATAGAGCAGATCCTAACGCTGGTAAGATATACATATCTTGCGCAGTCTTAATTTCAGGCAATACTAATTTTTCATCTACATTTGCATGCAATCCTGTTCTGTCTTTTATATTCTGTACAGATATGAATAGTGTGTTTTTACTCATTTTATTTTCTTGTTACGATGTTAGATACCCATTGATGTCTACAACTTGGTTCATGTTTTTCAGTGCCAGGTACTGTATACCAACCACCACCACGATCCCAAACTGAATAACCAAGTCTTGCACTTATTTGCTCTATTTCAGATCTTGAATACATTTTACCAGCATCTAATAAAGCAAGACAAAATGGACGACTTGTTTTTTTGTCTGTATTATTAAAACCCGCTTTCCATTCATAAGAATATCTAATTAATAATTCTTTTGTTGTAGGTTTTATTTTAGCAACAATTTCATTTAATGGAGCAGTCAATATATGCTCAGTAATAATATTTTCATCAATACCTTTACCAATTGAATACTCACTTACTTCTAAATATCCTAAATCAACTAAATCACTAATTACATTAGCTATTGTATCTGGATTTGATTTTAAAACTTCAGCAATAACATCTACTGTTACTCTTTTATCTTTTGAAATTAGATCTAATACATTTGACTGTAATTGACTTACATCTGCAAACATTTGAAAATCTGTATCATCTGAAAATCTTGTTTTTTGTTTCCAAACTTTATAAGATTCTTTTGATTCTCCAAATTCATGAAATATAGTAAAATCATCATTAAAACGAGCTTTCATAGTCTCAGCAACTGGTTGATATTTAGAAACATCAATACCTGCTTTTTCTAATATCCATTCTTTAGGTGCAATTTCTTTTAAAACACTTTCACTGAATTCTATTCCAATAGCTTCTGTTGGTATAATTAACAAATCAGGATTTTCAATACCTCTATATTTAGCCAACATATTAAACACACTTTCAAGGTGCATTTGCTTACTATTGACATAAGTATTTTTAAAGATTTCATATCCGTCACGCATTTCTGATCTTGATCCTAACTTACCTGCCTCAGCGATACCAAAAATAGACGGAGTGGTAATCTGGTGACCACTAAAGATGTTTGTTTGAATAAGTGTATCTACTCTTCCAAAATCTTCTTTAGTTATATCTGACGCGCCTAAATCATCAATGATTGGCTTTCTTTGACTGTCATTAACAAAAGCTAAAATAAATTTCTTACCATCACTACCACTAAATCTTTTGCTAAACCTTTGCTCAATGTTTCTTTTCTCATCATCACTTGGTTCACCATTTGGCAAAGTAATTAATTTACTTGCGCTGAATCCTGTTTGTGCGTTTCCTAAAACGTGTTTAGATATTTCAATATCTGATTCAATATAATTTAATGCACCAAAATAACCAGGTAAAGAATAAATACCCATATTTGGGCGATATTCTTTTATGTATAAAATTTGAGATCCAGTAGGAAAGTTAGGATTAAAAGCAGTGTATACTTTTGGCTTTTCTTTATTGTCTTTCCAATCTTCTTTATACCAAAATTGTGTATTATCTTTATTTGTTCTTATAGATGTGTAATCTGTATGCCATATCTCAGCTAATTGACCAGTTTCTGACCATATAATTTCTAAATAATATCCACCAAATAATTCTGCGTCTAAAGATACTTTTCTTGAAAGATCATTAAGACTTTCCATTCTATTAACCTTCTGAATAAATGTCTCAGCTTCAGGACTTCCTTTCCAACCATTTGCTGTTATATAATGTACCTTGCTTTTAATAATTGCATTATGCTTAGCTGATTTATTAAATAGATCAACTAAATATACTGGGTAATCATTACGATCGCCATATTGCATATATCCTTCGCCTTTCTTTTCTTTAAATTCAGGTTGGCGCGCTTCTG